ACATCGCCCGTTGCGGATAGCCCAGTGGTGGGGACATTTGCTTTGGCAACGGCCGTTACCGCGCCGACACCGCCTGTGGCGGAAAGACCATCAGGGTAGACATTTGCTTTGGCAACGACCGTTACCGCGCCAACACCGCCTGTGGCGGATAGCCCAGTGGTGGGGACATTTGCTTTGGCAACGACCGTTACCGCGCCAACACCGCCTGTGGCGGATAGCCCAGTGGTGGGGACATTGTCTTCGGCAACGACCGTTACCGCGCCGACACCGCCTGTTGCGGATAGCCCAGTGGTGGGGACATTTTCTTTGGCAATAACGGAAACAGAGCCAACATTGCCTGTGGCTTTAGGGAGGTCCGTCTGACCCCAAGGCATCTCGCCCCAACCAAAGCGGGACCATCCGCCGGTTGGGACGATGATATCAGCCATTAGGCAATCCGAATGACCGCGTTGCTCGCGTCAGCAGTTGGGAACACGATGGTAAAATCACCTGCCGTCGCAGTCTTGTCTCCACCAAAATCCAACACAATAACGGCATTTGTCGTGCCAGTGCTGGCACCAGCTGTCGTGTTGTAGATCAGCGCACCACGCGCCGTAATGGTGGCAGTCGAGAACGTCAGGTCCGCGAAGTCAGTGAAAGCAGTCGTGCCTGATGTCGTCGGCGTGATGTTCGTCAAGGTTCCGCCGCCTGCTGTATAGCCAGTGCCACTAACCTCATTTGAGGTTGTATAGTCAGTGGTTGCAGCAGTGAACGATGCGCTGTTGGTGTACATCGCAAGCTTGAATGTGTCACCAGTACTTGCCGTGAAGTCGTGCTGGGCCTGCAAGAGTTCTTGCTTGAAGGACGTGCACATAAAGTTGCCAGTGAAAGCCATGTCAGAGTCTCCTTATCAGATCGGCAAGCTCAAGGTGGCCTGCATCCATGATGGCATTATATACGGTTGTCCGGTCGCTCTTGACCGCCTCCTTCAGATAGAAGGCGACCACGACACGTACGTGCTCCTTGAACGCCCGTGCCTGCTCCCGGATCTCCGGAGGCGCGGTGTCCGCTACGGAAACCAGCCGGTCTGTGCAGCGGTCGGCAATCTCTTCCGGCGTGAAACCCCGCCCGGACGTGGTCTGTACCGACACCGCAAAACCGTCTGAAAACCCCATACCCATAGTAGGCGTCTGCATCACAAAGCCCCTCCCCGATAGTCGTCACGACGCAGTCGCACACCGACGTTAGCGAGCTCGTCGAGCGCCTCGCGGTACCGGGTCGTGTACAAAGTCAGCAACTCGGCTTCGCCCTTCATGAACGTGTAGGCTTCGATAAGCGCTCCGTACAGAAGCGCAGTGTCGGCGTTCTCGCCCAGCCACGACGTGCTGGTGTCCACAATCGACGGAGGATCGTAGTAGTAATGGAGCTCCACCGCGTAATCGGCATCGGGAGTCGGCCCTAGAAGGAAATACCCCGGGCTGGTCTCCGCGCCACCAGAATAGGCGTCACCGTCAAACGCGCTATAGTACTTGGGTTCGGCGGTGCTGGAAGCGCTTGGATACGCCTCACGGATGAAGTTTACGTCCTTCTCGATAAGGTACGTATCCGGCACGCCCCCGGTACCGATAGCAAGCGAGATCGGGGCCAAGAAGTCCGTGGGGCGCGCCAGAAACCGGTTGCCCGTGGCGGTCGTCCCAGTCACATTCTTACGCAGCTCGGGAATCAGAACACTACGGAAGATACGCTGCTCGGACTGCCGAATGAACGTAGGGATGTTGGAGACGAATGTCGTCTCCTGATTATCCGTGTAGTCCTGCAGGGCCTGTGTAAGTTCCGCGTAGTTCATCTGGCATTACCCCATACGGTACTTGCCGCCCTTGGTGGCCGCACCCATGCCCCGGCACATGCCGCCACCGGCCATCTTTTTGAGTGGGGCGTCTTCGCGGACTTCCCGCTCTTTGGTGCTGTCGCCGCGCTTGACGGCCTCGCCCTCCATCAGGTCGGCAGGGCGCGCCTTCGGGCGCAGAGACTTCTTGGGTGCCGAGGTTTTCATTGCCATGGTTCGTATCCTACGAGGTGGTTACTGTGACGGTTCCGACAGATGCTACCATATACTGGGCCGGATTCCCAACGGGATTCCACCCCCACAGCTGGCGGCTCTCAGCGAGCGACGCGTCGGGGCGAGGGTCCTTCAACGCCTGCGGGTCGTTGATCTTGACGCGCCCAAGAAAGTTCTGCGGCTGATCCGGGTCCACGACGTCGCGGCCAACGCGGAAGCCCGTACGTTTGCCGTTCTGAACCTCCCACACAAGGTCAGCGAGCGGGTACCGAAACCCGGTACGGTCGCAGAAGCCGAACGCTTTTTTCCCGGATGCGTACGCCATACTTACCCCATAAGGAACGTGTTAAACGGGACGAAGCTGACCGACGAACGGTCCTCGTCCTCCCCGGCAGCCAGATCGAACTGCATTTCGTACTCCTGCTTCAGCATGCCTGCCAGCTCCGGTTTCTTCTTCACCGCAAGCTGGTACGCGAGCCCGGCCACCAGCGCAGGCACAAAGCGCGGCGGGATAGCGGCCGTGGTGCCGATACCCGACGAAATTCCGTCGATGCCCTTGAGGCGATAATAAAGCAGCGTGTAGGTCTGCGTAGAATCCGGCACTGGCCATAGCGTCACAGTCGTCGACGTGGCTAGCCGCTGTACGTAGATCTGCGTGGGTCGCCCTTGCGTATTCTTGTTGGTCTGCTGCGCGTACGTGGATACGCTGATCCGCTCCAGATTGGTGTCGATCTGGTTGGTGCCGGTGCCGGTACGCAGCTGGTGTTCGATCAGGTCGATAGTATCGTTGGGCATCGTGTACGTCGCCGTACCGGCGGTAAGCACCTGCGTGCCCGAGTCGATGGTGAAGAGGTTCAGGCCTCGGTTCTGCCACTCAAGCGTCAGCAGGTTGAAGCTGCGCCGCGCAGTCTTGAGGTCATACCCGGACCGCAATTCAAGCCCAAGGCGCTCATAGGCCTCCTCGAAGAGGTCCGGCATATCGGGGGTAACTACGGCCATGGGCTACTTCCTAAACTTGGCGGTCTTCCGCGCAATCCGCTTTGGCTGCGCTACGAACTGCTTTCCCTTGGCGGTGCCTGCGCGCTTGGCCCGTGTAGTCGCAGCATACTCTGCAGCACTAAGCGCGTCACGCGCTTTCTTCGGCAAGTAGCGCTCTCCGGTCTTGCCCGACGGCTTGCCGCTCTTTGTCCCCCAGTCTTCCTTTGTCCACTTCGTCATGGACTTCTGGGCCGCCGTCTTTTCGCCCGTATACCCCCCGCCTTTTTCGCGGTAGATCTTACCGGCAAGCTGCATGGCACGAGCAGAGTGCTTGCCGCCCATCTTGGCCTTGGCTTCTGCCTTGGATTTCTCCCACAGCTTCTCGTTTGTGCGGCCCATGACTAAATCAGCATGCCTTTCCTCGGGTCTTCCCGCGCATGCAGCAGCCATCACCCCGGGTAACCTTACCGCCACCCGCCATCCTATGGGCGGAATCTTTCATCATGCGGCCGTCGGGCATTCGGTGGTACCCCTCCATGCGGCCGCCCCCCATCTTCTTGGCCACACCTTTGATCGTGCCCTTGTTCTCGGAGGCGTAAAAGACGCGCTTGCCGCGCTCCTTCCCGTACTCCTTCTCCATGGCGGACTTGATCTTCTTGCCTTTGGCTGTGAGTGGCATCTTGTTTCCCCATATCTGGTTGCTCATGCTGGATCGGGAGATCATGATCCTTTGACCCATTTCTTCGAGGGCGACTTTGTCTTGCTAGGCGACCACTTCTCGCGGTCGGCCCAATAGGCAGCGGACATCTTGCCCTTGGCGATGTTCTTGGCGTGGCGCGACTTGAACGCTTCGCGTTGGCCTGCAGTCTGGTTGGTCTTCACGCCCTGCTGCCCGAACCGAATAGTCTTGACCTGATCGCCTTGTTTGGCGACCACAATGTGCGACTTGGTCGGGTGGTTTGGCGTGCGCTTCGGCTTGTTGTAGCCGGAGACGCCAGCGCGAGCGAGGCGCGGATCCTTCTTACTTTCAGTCATTTGACACCAACAGCAGAATGAACATGGCCGAAGCCTCGTTGTTGTTTGAGCTTCC